TTCCAATCGTGGATGCAATACAGAATGATAAATCATTTGAAATGGCATGGGATAAAGAAGAAAAAAGCTGGAAATAGAATACATAATAATGATTAATGGGATCGTGTAGAAATACAGGGTCCTTTTCTTATACAAAAATGAGGAAGGAGGTATCCCGATGGCAGGAAGAAAGCCAAAGCCTACAGCTGTGAAAAAGCTGGAAGGCAATCCGGGTAAAAGAAAACTGAATAACAAAGAACCTGTTCCGGCAAGGGGAATGCCCGACTGTCCGGAATGGCTCTTGCCTGAGGCAAAGACGGAATGGCATAGACTATGTGATTTGATGAATCAAATGGGTGTGCTCACGGAAGTGGACATGGCTGCATTTGCGGCATACTGTCAGTCTTACGCCAGATGGAAAGAGGCTCAGGAACATATAGATTCTGATGGCTCAACCTTTGAGACAGATAAAGGATATCAGCAGCAGACACCGTGGGTTGGCATTGCCAATACCAATCAGAAGCTGATGCTGCAGGCGGCATCCGAGTTTGGACTGACACCTTCATCCAGAAGCAGAATTGTTGCCGGTAATACAAAGGGAAAGGAATCGGAAGATGAAATGGAGGCATTGCTTGGAGGTGATTCTTAATGGCAAAGGAACCAAGACCAAAAGGGTATCCCAAGCTTAAGAATTATAAGCCTTCTCAGTTTATGCTTCCTACTTCTCATTATGATAAGGCAAAGGCAGACAGGGCAGTGTGCTTTGTGGAAAATCTTTGTCATACCAAAGGAAAATGGGCGGGCAAGAGATTCTGGTTGTTGCCCTGGCAGGAACAGCTGATCAGAGATATTTTTGGGATTGTGAAACCTGATGGGAACCGGCAGTTTCGTACAGCATTTGTGGAGATATGTAAGAAGGTTGGAAAGTCGGAGTTGGCGGCGGCGATTGCTTTGTATCTGCTTTATGCGGATAATGAGCCAAGTGCTGAGGTATATGGCGCAGCGGCTGACCGGCAGCAGGCATCCATTGTTTTTGATGTGGCGAAACAGATGGTGGAGATGTCACCGGCGCTGATGAAACGTTCAAAGCTGATGGCGGCTACCAAGAGAATCGTCAATTATGGCAATGCCGGATATTACCAGGTGCTGTCCGCTGAGGTTGGCGGGAAACATGGATTTTCGGTATCGGGACTTGTGTTCGATGAGATTCATACACAGCCGAACCGGCAGTTATATGATGTTTTGACAAAGGGTTCATCAGATGCAAGACAGAATCCGCTGCATTTTATTATCACTACTGCAGGGACGGACAGGCATTCCATTGCTTATGAGCTGCATACGAAGGCCGTGGATATTCTGGAAGGCAGGCGTGTGGACCCAACATTCTATCCCGTGGTTTATGGGCTTAAGGATGATGAAGACTGGGAGGATGAGGCGAACTGGTATAAGGTCAATCCTTCGCTTGGATATACGGTGGACATTGAGAGGCTGCGGGATGCTTACCGGGAGGCAAAGCAGAATCCGGCGGATGAGGTTACTTTTAAATGGCTGAGGATGAATATGTGGGTTTCGAGTACGACTGCATGGATCCCAGATGCCATTTTTATGAAGGGAAATGAAGAAATTGATATGGCTTCGCTTGAGGGGCGTGAGTGTTATGCAGGGCTGGACTTATCCAGCACCGGTGACATCACGGCTTTTGTATTGATGTTTCCGCCGAGAGATCTGGATGAGAAATATGTGGTGCTTCCATTTTTCTGGGTACCGGAGGAAACGATACCACAGAGAGTCAAGGCAGCTTCGGTTCCATACGATGTGTGGGAGAAGCAGGGACATTTGCTGGCGACGGAAGGTAATGTCATTCATTATGACTTCATTGAGCATTTTATAGAGGAACTTGGACAGAAGTATCACATTCTGGAGATTGCATTTGACCGGTGGGGAGCCACTCAGATGGTGCAGGATTTGGAGGGGATGGGTTTTACGGTAGTACCGTTTGGCCAGGGCTATAGCAGCATGTCGGCACCGACGAAGGAATTTTATAAGATTTTGATGGAAGGGCGAATGGTGCATGGTGGGAATCCGGTGCTCCGGTGGATGGCCGGAAATGTGGTGATCGATACGGATCCGGCCGGAAATATCAAGGTTACGAAGGCAAGATCAAAAGAAAAGACTGATGGAATTGTGGCGGCGATTATGGCGCTAGACCGGTGCATCAGAAACCAGGGACAGCAGCAGGGCAGCGTGTATGATCAGAGAGGGTTGTTAGTATTTTGAATTTTAAAAAATGTTAGTATTTTGAATTTTAAAAAATCCATTGATATGAATGAGAAATAGTGGTATACTAAATCACTATCCAACGAAGGAGGGGGCTATGTCTAACAAGTATTCTAAATTAAGTATAGACAAAGATAAGATACCAGTATGGATTAAGCTTTGGTGTGAAGAAAATTTATCTGGCAAATTTGCAATCAAAGAGACGGATGGAAAAGATCGAATTCAATATACAATTGATAATGAGGGAAAAAATATCAAAATTGACTTTCAAAAATGTAGTGGTGGTTTATTAACCATATGCCCTAAGGTCGGCACTAATATCCCTACATCAATAGAAATTGCCGATAGTATTTACGAAAGGGTATGCAATGTATTGAAAGAATCTCCTTTTGCTAATGGCTTTTCAATAATACTGCCGGAGGATGACTTTGATACAGTGTTGGATTTGATTACTGAAATGGATGGTGTAACGCTTAATAATTCCTCGGAGCAGAAGGAAGAGGGAAAAGCTCAGTACAGATTATACAAATTTTCGGGTTCAGCAGGTGATTCTATTACAATAAAATATTTTCCAAAAACGTCGAGAATGCAGATGCAAGGGAAACCCCTGTTTTTGTTTAATGAAGTAGTTGCAATGGTAAGCGAGAATGGTGCAGAGCATGATGATGTGGTAGATGCGCATTTGAAGTATTGTAATATAAGCATGAAAAAAGAAGAAGTATATGATGAACTTGAGGCTGTACTTGGAACTGATTTATATAATTTCCTTTCAAGAACACATAAGGTGATTTTATCAACTTCTTTTATTTTGAGTAAGGTAGATGGAAATTTAGGTGATTTTTCCATTCTTGTTCAGCCTGCTAATAGGGCCTATGAAGGATTTGTAAAAAAGATATACGCCCAAGAAGGACTAGAATGTGATGGTGAGCAGCAACTAGGAAAGTTTTTTGATTGGCCAGATCATATTTCACCGGTTATGAAGCCTGAATATACAAATCTTTTGGATGAAGATATTGTCAGAGGATTTACTTCTATGTTTAAATTCTATAGCCAGTATCGCCATCCTTATATGCATTCATCAGCATATGATTATAGTACTACAATTATTGAAAATAGACGGGTGGCAGATGAGAAACTTAACGAAGTTGTTTCCTCAATGAAATCTTGGTATGAATGGTATACGAAGAAATAGTATAGAAATGGAGGTGTTTATATGACAAATTACAGTATAGATTTTCGTAAGTACAATAAATACTCTGCTGTCATATATTCTGCTTCATATGTAAATCCATTTGATAGTATTGCGGAAATAACAGCTGAAATTAAGAAACATTTAACTGGTACGGGATTTCTGTTATTTGATTTGTTGCTTTCTAATGGAGATAGCTTTAATAGGTTTGTCGAGGTTTTTTTTGATGGTCAAGAAATAAAAAGAGATACAATAAATATTGTAAATCTTGAAGATGTTAGACAATTGAAATATATCAATGAGCACTATAGAGGAAGGACAAAGGAACTTAATAATAGTGTTCTTTCACCAAGTGAGAAATTCAAGTTCTCAAAAATCTAAAAAATAGTAAAGCACCTTTTCGGAGGTGCTTTTATTATGCAGAAAATGAGGTGTGGTATGGGATTTTTGAATAATATTTTCAGGGGCAGGGATGCTCCGGTGACGGACAGGACGGCGGGGAGTTCGTTCAGTTTTCTGATGGGCGGGAGCGCGTCAGGGAAGAGGGTGAATGAGCGGAGCGCGATGCAGATGACGGCAGTTTATTCTTGTGTGAGGATTCTGTCGGAGGCGGTGGCGAGTCTGCCGCTGCAGTTTTACAGGTACAATGAGAGCGGCGGGAAAGAGAAGGCGGTGGATCATCCGCTTTATTTTTTGCTGCATGATGAGCCGAATCCGGAGATGACGAGCTTTGTTTTTCGGGAGACGCTGATGACGCATCTGCTTTTGTTTGGAAATGCGTTTTCGCAGATCATACGGAATGGCAAGGGCGAGGTCGTGGGGCTGTATCCGCTGATGCCGGATCGGATGAAGGTTGACCGGGATGAGAGCGGGCATCTTTATTATGAGTATACGGTGTATGATGCGGATGATGTTGCCGGGCGTGGGAGTACCGGGGCGAAGGCTGCGGGAAAGACGGTGAGGCTTAGCCCGTATGATGTGCTTCATATTCCGGGGCTGGGCTTTGATGGACTGGTCGGGTATTCGCCGATTGCGATGGCGAAGAATGCGATCGGGATGGCGATTGCCTGTGAGGAATATGGGGCGAAGTTCTTTGCGAACGGGGCGGCACCTTCCGGGGT